CGACCTGGGCAGTGTAGGCGTAGATGTCGAGGACGAGACGCCCATCGCGTCGGCTATGGCGGTAATTCTGAACGACAGGCTTATCAAATGCTCGCTGAACGTATTGGACAGCGGGCGATTCCCCTACGATGTGCTGGCGTGGCAGCGCAGGCCGGGCATGCCGTGGGGAACCGGCGTATCTCGGCGCATTCGCACAATCCAGCGCATTTTGAACGGCAGCGTCCGGGCGATGATGGACAACTGCGGACTGTCTGCAGGGCCGCAGATTGTCATCGGCAACGGTGTCACTCCGGCAGACGGAAATTTCAACATCACCGGGCGCAAATTGTGGCGCGCGGACGCTGATGTGATGGATGTAAGGGGCGCGTTTCATGCGTTCGTCCCGCCGAGCGTGCAGGCAGAGATGATGTCTATCATCGAGTGGGCCATGCGCACCGCAGAGGACACTACCGGAATGCCCGCCATGCTCCAGGGAGTTCGCGGCGATGCGCCGGACACCCTGGGCGGCATGCAACTGCAGAACAACAACGCAAGCGGGGTGCTGCGCAGGCTGGCCAAGCGTTTCGATGACTACGTGAGTGAGCCGCACGTCACGCGCTACTACGACTGGATGATGCAGCACAGCGACCGCGAGGACATCAAGGGCGATTTCCAGATCGATGTGCGCGCCTCGTCGGCGCTGGTCGAGCGGGACGCGCAGCAACAGTTCCTGCAGAACCTGCTCGCGGCATCGGTCAATCCAGCATACGGGCTGGACCCGGCCAAGCTGGCAACGGAACTGCTCAAGGGGCAGCGGTACGACCCAAGGCGTGTGCAGTACGACCCCGAGAGGTTGGCGCAGATGCAGCAGACCAGCAACCCCGTAGACGAGGCAAAAGCCGGCCTTCTCAAGGCTCAGACGCGCCTCGCCGAGACAACGGCGGTGAACAAGAGCGTCGAAGGCATGTTCAGCGCCACCAGCGCGGCGAACCAGATCGCCATGCAGCCGTCTATCGCTCCGATGGCAGACGCCATGCTGTTGAGCGCGGGATTCACGGACGCCAACGCGGCGCCGGCAATCCCTTCGGAAGCGCCCGGCGCAGAGGCGATGGACATGCCAAGCAACACCAGCCCGAACTTTCCGCCGAATCCTGCTGTTGGCATGGACGCCGGGATTGAAACCGGGATGCAGGAATGATTACCGTAGCGGAGTCGCGGTCGTTTGGGGAGCACTTTGCAAAAATGGCGCACAAGCAGATGTTCCGGCACTGGGTGTCCAAGCGCGACAAGGTGAGCGACGAAAATCTTGACTCGCACATTTTGCGCAGCTACGTACAAGGCGCCGGCGGTATGAGCCGGGCAAAGGCACTGCTTGCAGAATTCAGGGTGGCCAATGAAAGCTGAGATCGACTTCCGCAGCGGGACATGGGCGGCAGTGCGCGAATACGCAGCACGCAAGCTCGATTCCGCGCGCAAGCGCAACGACGGCGCATTGACACCTGACCAAACAGCATCACTGCGCGGCACCATCGCCGCGTACAAGGAAATTCTGGCGCTGGAATCTCCAGTCCCGGACATCGTGGCGGACGAGTAGCGATACCCCTCCGTCTAAAGAGATCGGCCGCCCATGAGGCGGCTTTTTTGTGGGCGACAACACAATGGCGACAGCAGCAGAACAGCAGGTAGAGCAGGAACAGGCAAGCGCGGCATTCAGCGCCGGGTTCGACTCCGTTCGAGGCTCCGAGGGCGCGCAGCCCCCCGAGCAGATGGACGACGACCCGCGCGACGAGCCGGAAGCCGAAGCGCAAGAACCCGAGAGCGTTGAAGAAGAGGCGCTTGCCGGGCTTGGTCTGACAGCCAGCGAAATCAAGAGCCTGCTGCAGCGCGCAGCCAAGGTCGACTCGATCGAAGAGGCGCTTGGCAAGGCGCACGGCAAAATTGGGGAGTTGAACCGGACACTGCAGGAGTTGAAAACGTCACCCCAACGGCCGACGCCACAAGCGCCCGCCGAGGAGTACGACGAGACAGCCCTGAACGAGTTTGAGAGCACCTTCCCCGAATTCGCGCCGGCAGTCGAAGCGCGCGCCAGGCGCATCGCGCAGGAGGTCATGCAGCAGTCGGCGCAATCCGGACAGCAGGCAGACCCCGATGCGATCAACAAGGCGGTGAATCTCGCCGTCATGGACGCGACGCACAAAGGATGGCGCGAAACGGTCGCGTCTCCCGAGTTCGACCTGTGGGTATCCGCGCAGCCTGAAAGCGTGCGGCAGACCTACGCCACCACATGGGACCACAACGAACTAGGCGGCATCGTCGCCAAGTTCGCCGAGTCCCGGCGCGCCGTCGCCGATCGCGCCACAAGAAGCAAATCCCGATTGGAAGCCGCATTGACACCGGACGGCAGGTCGTCCCGCGTCAGCCATGCGGCTTCCGAAATTGACGCAATGCAAGCCGGGTTCGACGCAGTTCGTAACCCGCGCTACTACACCACGAGGTAACACATCATGAGTTCATTCAATCTCGCCAGCCCCGCACAGCGGATTGGCAAACTCAAGGGCGAAATTCTCGCTCACTCCATCCCGGTCGAAGTTCTCGGCATCACCGGCCTGCAGCGCCAGCAGCCCAAGCGCAGCGGCAAAACCGTTTCGATGCGTCGCTATCGCCCGTATGGCGCGCTGGCGACCAACGACAACACCAAAAACCGTCCGGTTGTCGATGCGACGGCGCACATTCTGACGGAAGGTGTCGCGCCGACCGCCGATACGCTTGTGCCGGATGATGTCGAGGTCAGTCTGGTCCAGTACGGCTGCCTGTATCAAGTCAGCGACGTGGCCAACGACCTGTACGAAGACGACGTGCCGAGCGAGATGAAGAAGCAGTGCGGCGAAAGGGTCGGCTTGATCCGGGAAATGGTCCGGTACGGCATCGTCAAGGCCGGCACCAATGTTTTCTACAGCGGCGGCACAACGCGCGCGACGGTGGATGAAAAGATCACGCTCAAGATGCTGCGCAAGGCGTCACGCACGCTGCAGGCCAACCACGCCAAGAAGATTACCGGCGTACTGGCCCCGTCGATCAACATCGGCACCCTGCCGGTCGAGTCAGCTTATCTGGTGTTCGTCAGCACCGACGCCGAGGCCGACGTGCGCGACCTTGCCGGCTTCGTCCATGTCAGCGAGTACGGCAATCGCAAAGTGGTGAACGAGAACGAGATTGGCAGCGTTGAAAATTTCCGGTTCATCACCAGCCCGGAGCTTGCGCCTTTCACCGATTCCGGCGCCGCCACCGGCTCCACCGGCCTGTTCTCCAGCGGCACCAAGGTGGACGTCTATCCGTTCGTGATCTGCGGTGAAGACGCATGGGGGCAACTCGCCCTGCGCGGCGAAAACGCCATCGACCCGACATGGATTCCGCCGGGCGAGAAGAGCAAGAGCGACCCGCTCGGACAGCGCGGATTCGTCGGCGCGAAGTTCTACTTCGCCTGCAAGGTGCTTAACGAAGGCTGGCTGGCCGTCATCGAGGCCGGCGTCTCCGATCTGGCCTAATCAGCCGGCAGTTCAATAGAGGCGCTTTCGGGCGCCTTTTTCATTTTTTGAGGACATGAATCATGGCTGATAACACAGCAGGACAGACCAAGACCGCCGGAGTCGATCAGGCTACCGGGCAATTTGCATCTGGCAAGGTCGTTTTCGACGCAACAACCATCGTTGCCACGGAGTACGCGCGCATCGAATGCGGATTTCTTCCGCGCCACATCGAGTGGGAGAACCTGACGGACCGAATCAAGGTTGAGTGGAACGAGGGCATGACGACCTCGCAATGCCTCAAGACCGCTGCCGCCGGCACGCGCACGCTCGACACCACCGCGCTGGCCGTCGTTCCCGACTCCAAGGGATTCCGCATCCTTCAGGACGCCACGCTCGCCGCGATTCTGGCCAGCAAGACGTGCTACTGGCGCGCCTACGGCTGATCGCCACCAATCCCCGCACCACCAAGCGCCTTCGGGCGCTTTTTTCATTTCTGGAGGCAAGGATATGGCGGCAAGAGGCAGAACAGAAGCAGCGGAAGAGTACCTGGGCGCGACACCGGCGTTCAGCGTCGATGATATCGGCACCAATCCGGGTGACATCGAGGTTGTCGACCGCGTCCTGACGGAAGACAAACTGGAAACCGAGCGATTCATGGCCGAGAAGATTCTTGTCTTGGTGCAGGACTCGGCCGACGAGACTGACCACGAAATCGTGGAAAC